GTGGCCCAGTATTTTTTCTTGACCATTTTAACCATTTTTTTAGGACTTTTTCAGATACCTTTCTACCAGACCTAACTTGATTCCACAAGTTAATTATTCTCTGTCCATGTATTGCTTTTACAACCAAATGTTTTTTGATTGTATTAAACATGGATACTGCCTTGGTTCCTTCAATTACCCAAGACATCATTCCAGATGTTTTTCTGTCTATTCTACCAAAACTATAGTGATCATACAAAAACAGTAAAGTATCTTCTACTTTTTTCTGTCTACTATCACCACAAATTTCCATAGTAAGTCTTAGCTTACCTCTACCATCAGGCCTTAAATAGATAGTACCATCACCATCAAAAAGTCCTGCAGTATATTTATTTATTCCCTCATTATTTTTTCTGTATTTCATTAAGCTGTTTCCTTCTGGTTTACCCGTGAGTATTCCAAGTTGTTTAAAGTTATTTGACGACCACTTAATGTAGTCCTTTCACTATCTCTAATCTGACCACTTAACAATAAGAATGCTTGTGCTATTCTTTGTTCTAGTTGAGTTAGTAGATTAAATGCTATATTGAAGTCATTGCCTTTGTTTGTCTGTAGAGTAGTAATATCATTCTCAAGATTACCTTGTATAATATCACCATTCTTGGCATTGGCTATGTCTTCTAATTTGGTAGTAGCTCCTGGTTTAAGACCATAGAGTTGAAATGCTGCTGCACCACTACCATCTACTATTGTCTGAGTAAGACCCTCAAGACTTCTTAAGTCTCCAAGATATTGCTCTACAATACCTCTACCATAATTTTCATTAGCTACTGATGTCCACCTAAGGACAATATATGGTAGCTTTTCTTGAGAATATGTCTTAACTGTTCCTGGTATTACTTTCTCTTGAACTTCTTGCCAGATTAGATATCTGTCTTTAGAAGTTCTTACAATCATAGTATAGATGTCTACTTCATTCTTCTCCTTTGTTCCCTCTGCTTGTTCAGGAGTAGTGTCTTCCAACATATCCTGGACTTTTGGGGGTAATGTATATCTATCTAATCTTTCTTTAATAGCTGCTGCTAAGACTTGTCCTGCATAGTCCCTTGAGACTACAAATTGTTTAGGACTAAATACTTTAGCACCACCCTCCTTTATCTTATAGAGCATGACATTGCCAGTCACAATGAGAAATTTCAGGGCCTCCCAGATAGGAACTCTAAGAGCTTGAGTATTAATCTTCTCAATTACTGACTTCTCTACCTGAGACAGCTCAAAGTCTAATTGTCTCATCTGATCTGGATTTAGGTCTCTGACATACTCATCACCTGGGAGTAGTCTGAAGAAATTTCCAGTGGGGGGCAAAAGTGCAAGTAAAAGTTTAGAGGCTAGATTATTAACTGCATATGGTCCTAAACTATTATAAGGAGTTGCTAGTTCTGTCTGCTCTGTCATCCCATCTTGTTGAAATAGGTAAGGAAGTGTAAGCATACTACAATCTTCCCAAGTTCCTTCTAGTGAGTCTCTATACCTCTCTTCTTTATTGTAGAAGTCTTTAGCAGTGCCAAACTCTTTTTGGACATTGCTTTCTGTGTAAGTCATCTAGTATCCTTAAATCATTAGTCCACCAGATGTTTGTGTATCTGTTGAAATACCACTAGCTGCTGTGGTTGCTATTGGGGTTTGTAGAGGAATTTGTAGACCCTTAGTTCCTCTCTTCTTTTTATCCAATGCTGTCTCCCTCTTGGTCTCGCCCTCAAAAGTAGTTGGCTTAGTCTCAGCTCCTGTTCCTACTGTTGTGTTTGAAGACCTGTCTAAGTCTGGTTTGTCTGGTTTGCTCATTGCATTTTCTGCTAATGCTCCTACACCTGCTGACACTGCTGTTGTTGCTAGTGTTGTCAACAAAGATTCACCTAGTAATGATGTAAGTCCTGCTACTACTGCACCCATCTGTTATTCCTTTCTATTTGGTTTTTAAGTTTTTAACTTCTGTCTCATAATTTAGCTCCCTTTTTAAAATATCTATAATGTGTATTTTACCTGCTTCAAACCCTAGCTCCCACTCAGTGAGGGGCTCCCTAGGAGTCCTCTCTGGGAACTTCTGAATCAGAAACTTCAGTAAGTCCTGTGCTGTCATCACTATCTGAGACATCATTCAGCCTTTCAAATATATTAGATTCAAATAGTTGGGCAGGTGTTAGCTCAGTTCCATCCAGTGTACCTTGTTCTTTAGCTATTAGATAAGTAGCTACAAGGCTAAGACAGAATTCTATGTCTACTGCATTTTTAGTAAGTTTAGCTGCATCTCCAAGAGTATAGACGATATCTTCAAGGAATCCTTGTAGAATCTCTCCTTTAGATACATTAGGCTCATTACATTCATCCATGTACTCACTAAATACATGGGCTATTTGATTTACAACAGGTATATATTGCTGTTGTTCTTGTTCTTGTTCTTCTTTAATTTCCATACTTTGATCTCCTTTAATATTAATTTATAGACTAAACTCCTCCCTGCTACTGCACTGTCTGCAATAACTACCTGTGACATCGGGGTAATGCCCAGCTACAGGGAAGAAATGGGAATGTAATCCCAAAAAGTGTATGGACTACTCATTCGTCAGATTACGGGACATGAACCTCCCGAACATTCTTGTGATTCAATTTCTAAATCATCCTTATACTCTTCCTCTGTTAGGTCTACTTCTTTAAGCTGTGATACATACTCTTCATATGCTTCTTTTGTTACTACTTCTTGTGGTAGGTATAAGTAGCCTAAGTCTTGTGCTGTCTTAGTTGGGTCTGCCCTATAGAGGAAAGACATACCTACATATATGTCCCAATTATCCAGTAGCCAATCTACCATATCATCTACTTCTTCTGGACTATAGCTAATAGTATTACTTACATTCTGTTGACAGTAAGTAGTTTGAACTAGTTTATATCTCTCAAACTGTTCTATAGCAGTCTCAACATTTACTTCAACTGGGCCCCTCTCAGTCTCTACTACTGTGAATTCTATGTCTTCCCAAGCTATAGGGAATGTTACTATCTTAGCTGTAGAGTCTGTTGGATGATCAATGATTCTGTAGTTAGCTTCTTCTAGTTTCTTGAGTATAGGATCATGTTTACTGAAGCCTATGTTGTTGAAGATATATTTTCCAAGTGGTTTATGTATCCCCTCAGTAGTAGCCATGACCTTAGACAATGTGCCTGATGGTTTGACAGTAGTAACATTCTTTGGTCTCTGCATATCCAACTCATCAGCCATACTATAGGCTCCACACACTGCCTCCCTTTTGATTAACTCAAAGTCATAAGGTTCCATATCCTCTCTACGGGCAATACCTGTTATGCCTACACCACATAGTCTTAGGAATTCATTGTTTAGATGCCAAGCCTCTTGTAGTATACCATCCCTCAAGTCTACACATGTTTGTCTATAATTAGCTCTTGCTGCTAGTCTAATAGCTCTAAGTAGTCCTACTGTGTCTCCTCTAAATTTGGCTATATCTACTTCCATTAGGTTACAGAAGGATTTATTACCTAGTAGTATCTCACAGCAAGGGTTACTTCCTTTAAACCAAGGGGCCCGATCTAGGGCTGCTACTCCATTTACAAATCCTGGTTCACTTCCTCCTGCTTCTTCCATCAAGTCAAAGATATGGTGTAGTTCTTCATAACTTGGTTTGGAATTAAAGACAAGAGAGTTATTGGATTGAGTTCTTTGTTTATTACCAGTAAGCCACCAGTCCTTTTTAGCTACTGCAAACTCCTTCCACTCTGGCTCACCATAATTGAATAGAGCTATTTGAGCAGACCTCCTGGAACTCAAGATAGTGCCAAGCCAGTTAATAATATCTAGTATGTCCATCTTAGTTAGGAGTTGTCCTGCTCTCTTATTAAGTATCTGGGCTATTGCTGTATAGGCTTCTGATATTGCTTCATCTCCTGAGCTTATCCATCCATACCCTTTAAGTCTTATCCCAGCAGGACGTAGCTCAGTAAAGTCAAGCACAAGAGTATCAGCAGGATACTTTCCAGCCAATAATTTACCAATACTCTTTGCCCATGCCTCAGCAGAGTCTCCAATCTTAATAGTCCATACACCTTCTTCAAATGTTTCCTCATTATCTTCTTTACCTTTCTCAAAGGTTCCATCTTCTGCCAGTGTCTTAATAGACCTTCTTACTTTTATCTCTTTGATTGGCTTAAAGAAACCATTGAGTGTGCCCGTGACTGGAGAGAATCCTACTCCACAACCTTGTAACAATAACCACAAGACATCTACTACATCAAAGACAGTCTCTACTTTTGTAAAGCTACAGTTGAACTGACTACTCTCTCTTGTCTTTGAGATATTAGTCCCGCCCAACCAAAGAGTTCTGCCTGAAGTTGTTACCTTTTTATCTAACATTAGTTGTCTAAATTCTTCAAGCTCTCCCTTCTCTTTCTTATTCAGGGGTTTATTCTTTGCTCTCTCCCAGAGCCATAATTGATGTTGTATTACTCTGTCTACAATCTCAGGCCAGGACTCATAAGTCCCATCCTGTTTTGGCCTAGCATAAGTCCTTCTAATTACTATATCACTTCTTACTTCTTTAGGGTCTAAATTTGTCATATGTCTCCTTATGTTTCTTCTTCCTAGTATAAGCCTTTTTAGACTTTACTACTTTTTGTCTCATATCTATTTCTCTCTGATAAGACTTCTTAATATTATGGTCCCTTTGTTTCATCCCCAAAACCACCTGTCTTCTTCTCTTCAGGAGCATAAGGACATGCATCATGATACTCACAATAGTCACATAACCAAGTAGCACAGTCTCTAGT